AGTACTTGTATACTGACTGAGTCTTACTACCACCTGAGTCGATGCACGTAACCGATACACCCCGTTTTCTGCCATCAGCATAAGACCATGTACGATTTAATATAATGTCGTCTAATTCTTTCCATACTGCATCGTAAGCAGGGTCTCCATAAAGTCTGAAGTACTGTATACCCCAACTCTCATGATCTTTCCCCCACCCTACAATTTCACACTCTAAACGGTCGTCCTGCGTATCGACGCCACAGGTTAAGAGTAGTACACCATCTGGTAACTCCGCTCCGTAGTCTTCTCTGCGTTCATAGAGTTCTTCAGACTGCAGGGTTTCGGTATCCTCTTCATAGGGAATACCCATTTCAGTATTAAAGAACGTCTTAACGCCGACTGTACCAAGTTTCGTTGCTGCTTCGTATTTCTCCTGGAGTTTACCCCAAGAGGCCCAAGGCGAGCCAAACGCATTCATATGAAAGCTACGGCAATTATACTTTTTCAAATTCTCCGGAGCTTCAGCAATCCATTTGCCCTCGCGATAAAGTTTCTTCCACTCGAACTCTTCCGATAGTGTTCCGCAGTGATCACAGGCTAAGTAATACTTACCTGCATCTTCGTCAGCGTGGAATTTATCCCAGGACGGATATACATACTCACCACATGCAGGGCACTTAATATGCCAGATCTCTTGCGTGCCTCCGAGATATAATTTTTCTACTCGGCTGGTTCCTTTGGCCAATGGCGTGGATGCATACACATGCTTTCGATTATAGAATGTATTAGTACGCTTTTCTGCCAGGCTCAAAGGGTCGCCTTCCGTCCCGGCTGATGCAGGGTAACGGTCAATTTCGTCTGCCAATAATACACGAATTGGCCTAGATGCCAAATCTGCTGGAGCGTTCGCACCGACTAATGTCAGGTAACCACCTGGAAAGGTCTTATTCAATACCGTATTGCCGCTGTCCCGAGATTTTACATCGGCCATTTTATCGTTAAGCACTTTCGTGTCACGAATAAAGGGAGCAATACGAGTTTTCGAAAATTCCTTTGCTATATCTTTCGTCGGCTGCATAAACATAATTGGCGATGGGAAGTAATCAATGAAATATCCCAATACATTTTTAATGAGCTGAGTTTTACCAATTTGTGAGCCTGTCATATACACTACTTTTTCGACGTCAGGGTCACTTACCGCATCAAGCATTTCCTTTTGATATGGAGCTCTATCGGTGGAATACTTTCCTGGTTCGGCGCTATCCTCTGTGGAAAGCACCACGTTAGCATTCGCCCATTCAGAGGCAGTAAACTTTGGTGGTGGTTTTAGTACACTTGCTATCCCTTTAAATAAGTTGCACGTGTGTTTCACTCACTTTCACCTACCTCGTCTTCGTCCACAACAATATCATCGGACTCATCGTGAAACATGTTTGGATCGTATTCAGACAATTCCGTTAGGCACTCGTTCACCTCATCAAGAAGTGTATCTTGAATAGCTAGCAGGTTTGTTTCTCCCAATACTTTAGGTGCTGCTTTTAATGGCAAAGCTTGGAGCTTGCTTTTAAAGTTATTCAGCATTCTATTCATTACAGATTTTACGGTGTCAGAACGATGCAATTCACCATTCATAATCTTCAGTTTGTTTTCTTCAATCATCCGTTTGGTTCGAGTTAACAGAGTTCGTTCTGCGTCATATCCGCCTTCACGAGCTTTTTTTTCGAGTTTGCTTTCTCCGGTTTTATACGAAACAAATGCTTGTACTGTCTTCGCAATATCATACTGTCCGCGTTTTTCCTTTTTGAAGATACCATCCTCCGTCAACTGCTGGACTCGCCGAGAGCTGATTCCAAGTACTTTTGCCACAATTTTAGATGATACCAATTCGTCAACTATTGATACGTTTGTCACAGTCTCGCCTCCTCCCAAAAATTGACCGATTTTGAAGCCGAACAGCAGTTCAGAAAAATGACTAACTAGCGATTTCGCGGGGTTCGGATGACCCACGCAAAATATTTTTCATTTGGAGTACCTTAAGGGCCCCAGGTATGCGCGAGTATCTAACCCCCATACATGCCCCCACTCCAGTGTTGTTTACGTGAATGTCTCATTACATTTCTTGCAAAACTCTTAGATTTACAATTACCTTTACCACCAAGAACAATAGTATTAGCAGTACATTTATTGTGTTTGTTATTTAAGCAGTCTTTAACGTGACAAATAATTTCTGCCATACTATTTTCTCCTTTCTGTTAGTAGTTAAAGCACAAGTAAATGTTTATAAATTGGATTAATGCAGGCTTAATCAATATCATCATGGGGAAGTTGTTATAGTTAAGTACATAGGTTTTATTGTTGATTGTGTAGATTAAGTGTGTTCTTATGTGAGGATAACATCTATGAAACGTCGTGATTTTTTACATCCCCGAAATAATATGAAAGGATCATGTTTGCCTAACACGTAGGCACTCCCCCTATGATGATATTGATTAAACCTGCATAACGTAAAAGGACGTCAAATATATTTGGCGTCCTTTTCTTGTGGATTTTCTGTGAAGTTTCCCAACTTTCACACTTACAGTATACCACACTTTGATGTACTGTTTTGTATCGTTTTGTATCGTTAACGCTATTTCAATTCGGCTCGAATTCGTCCTACCTCTACCAACGCCCTGTCATGCAGCTCGCCGCGTACTCGTGCTTCACTGTAGTATAAGATTTGCGCCAATTCTTTCCAGCTCCTTCCTTGCACGTATCGCTCTGTCAAGAGAACTGCCAGCTCATTTGGCCTTACCTGACTAATCACCCAACGAACTTCGGCCTTAATATTTTTGAGTCGCTCAATCTCTCTTCGTTGCAATTCGACGCATTGCTCAATACCTACTACGATATTTGATAAGTCGCTACAACTGCCTCCGGATATCCTATCCTTGCTATAATCGGTAGCCGACAGAGTATCCGCTCTGCGTTCTATCTGTGCTTCGATATCACGATTGATGGAATCAATCCTATCATCAATTCGTAATATCTGAAGCATGTACTCTTTATCAGTCATTCACAAGGCCCCTTATTTCCACCACCATTAATTACTAACTCCTTTTTCAAGTGTACGGATGTATCGGTTGAGATACCATTGTGCTTTTTTTAGGTCCTCTACTTTATCACCTTTGAATCCAGCACGCGCTATGTACTTCACTACATTTCCTAAATGATATGGTAATTGTTGATCTTCGATGAAATCGATTACTTCGATATTACCACGTGTGTAATGCGAAGGGTGATTAACAACATCGTGTTCGATATTAGATACCTTAGCTGGTGTCACTACCTTTTCCTCCTTAATTGTCGCCTTGCTTGTAGCTGGCTTAGCTTCCATATGTTTAGTAATCGTAGCTATAATTTCCTGCTTGGCCACTTCTTCTTTTTGTAATTCGTGACTTACCTTCTTAAGCTTTTCCACTTTAGACTTTTTGGCGTGTTTAGCTACACATTCTGGGCAATATTTTGATGGTCGACCAGGTCTACTTGCAGGTATAGAAAATTCAATACCACGGTCTTCACACTTTATAGTTTTTAGTGCCTGTTTTACATTCAACGTAGGGGGTGTCATAATCTTCATACAATCAGGACAGTACTTTTCATCCTTAACTAGTGTATACTTTTCGCCGCATCTGCTGCATTTTCTTTGCATATTTCTACTCCTTGTATAATTCTTTACGATATTTAATAGCTTCTAGTAGTGCATCTTGCCCTACTTCTTTACGTTCTAACGCTTTCATAACTTGCTCGTCCATCGTTCCTTTTGTTACTAGATGATGGATAATCACAGGTTGCGTTTGCCCTTGCCTGTGCAGCCTTGCATTAGCCTGCTGATATTGTTCTAGGCTCCAAGTTAATCCGTACCACACGATAATATTCCCCCCTGCCTGGAGGTTTAAACCATATCCTGCCGATGCAGGATGGGCTAATAACATTTGAATATTGCCTTTATTCCACTCGGCTACATCGTCATCGGTTTTTAACTCTACTGCTTTAGGGAAGGCTTCCTTAATCGCCTGCAGGTCATGCTTGAAATTGTAGAATACTAACATCGGCTTTCCTTCATTGGTATCTACTAATTCTTTTAACCGCTCAACTTTTTCGTTATGGACGATAATAGTTTCACCATCATCTGAATATATAGACCCATTGGCCAGTTGCAATAACTTGCCTGCTAAGGCTGCCGCATTTAAGGCACTTACATCGTCATCATCAACTAAGCTAAGTACGTGATCACGTTCCATCTGTTTATAGAGTTCCCATTCTTTAGGGCTCATTTCAACCGTAATTACATTTTCAATACGTTCCGGAAGATTTAGATAGTCCTTTGCTTTTAAGCTCATACAGATATCTTGCATCTTACCGAATATCGCCTTATCGCCACCTGGTAGTAGACGATAGCTGTACACGATGTGTCCATTTGTTTTATCCGGCGTAAAGTATCGTAACCGATACTCAGTAAGAGTCTTACCTAATCGTTCACCACCATCTAACAAATACATTTGCGCCCATACATCCATTAACGTATTCGGCGCCGGTGTACCAGTTAAAATGACTACTCGTTTGAATAAAGGCCTCATTTTACGCAGCGCCTTAAATCGTTTAGCCTGTGGATTCTTAAACGATGAACTCTCATCGATAACAAGCATATCAAAGGGAAATTTCCGCTTTGGTTTTTCGAAATAATAGTCATACAACCATTGCACATTCTCACGATTTATAACGTAGATATCAGAATCACTTTCAAGGGCTTTGATGCGGTCTTTTTCAGAACCTAAAACAGATGCTATCGTAAGATGGCTTGTCTCACTCCATTTTTGGGTTTCTTGCGCCCAGGTTGACTCTGCTACCTTCTTAGGTGCTATAAGCAGTACTTTCTTAATATCAAAGTAGTCATACATTAACTGCTCGATGGCGATTAATGTGGAAATGGTTTTGCCTAAACCCATGTCAAGTAACAGTCCATAGTGCGTATGATCAATGATTCGTTGTATAGCTATTTCTTGGTATTCGTGCGGATGAAAGTTCATGAATTACCCTTTCCATATCATCAACAAATAACTTAGCTTCTATCATTCCTGTAATCACAAATACTAGCGCGCCTTGTTTACGTAATCTAGCAACTTGTATTCTTTGATTAGCCATCAATACACCCTTTTTATCTTTGAGTTCTACAAATACGACACTGCCTCCAGGAAGTACTACTATTCGATCTGGTACACCATCATTTCCAGGTGATACGAACTTCATATATATGCAACCCAGTTTTTTGAGTTGAATTCCTAACCAACGTTCGATATCCTTTTCGATTATTCTCACCTCGTTCTCAATAAAATAATCGGCAACACGTCTGAACCTATATGAATACTGGCTTCATCGGGGTTGTGTTGCCGATATTGCCGTTTTTTTCCGTAAACATATATATACGCGTATTCGTGTTTTTTACGTGTATGTGTATGCACACCATTATTCATATATTTATTATTTTTTATTAATAGTAAATAGTAGGCAACATTGGCAACAAATCGTATTTAGATTAGCGTATATCTGTGCTTTTCGTGTTGCCGATTTTGTTGCCTTACGTGTTGCCGTTGCCGATTATTTATCTTATATCAAAATTCATCGATGTATAGAGTTGTATAAAAATTATTTCGATTTTTTTTGATATTATAAAAATAGCTAATCGGCAACAAAAATCGGCAACACTAATTTTTGCGATTTTTGGCCACCACTTTGGCCGTGTTTTGGAGAGTGCTAGTATCCCTAATAAACGCTCTTTGCACACCGTACAATTTCCCAAAGCGCATCTTTCCGACACTTTTAGAATAAGGGTTCCATCCTTTGATAGATTGTAATATATCAATGATTTCTCTAGCCTTTGCGTTCTGCAGGTTCTTCCTGTCCCCCTCCATCACTTCACACCATATCTCAAGGGCACACACCCGCTCCCGCTGCACTGAACCACAATGATCGTCATCTCCATAATTTCTGATATAATCGCGTCTATCAAAGATATCCAGCGACTCCCAGTTCTCAGGTAATAACATATCAAGGTATTCTTCAATGAGGCCTACGATTTCACCGCCCTCTGTGTGTGATAATTGGATTCTAAGGGCTTCTTCTTCGAGTTCCCCTTCAAGGACTAAGGATTCACCCTCGGACCAATAGTAGTACGCTTCTGCCCATAACTGGTCGATATCCTCTTTTGATAGCTCCCAGGCGTTCTTAGTTTTACGATCTTTGTCACCTGTGACTGGCCAGAATCTGCGGTTACCGGTTCGGTCCTTAAGGAACATAAGATTATTAGTGGAGCCTGCGAATACACACTGGCGAGGGTACTCCTCGGTGCGTCTCCCATACGGTGAGCGGAACCGGTCAGAGGTACGACTGATAAAGGCCTTAACGATTTCATTATCGTTCTTGTAGGTCGGCGCGAGTTCCGCAAGTTCATTAATCCAAGAGCCTTGGATTTGTTCTAGGGCATCTTTGGTTTTGATATCAACTAAAGAGTTATTAAACCATTTACGGCCTAATCGCTCCAGGATTAATGATTTACCAAGACCTTGTGAGCCGTATAATACAATCGCCGTATCGAACTTAACACCGGGACTCATAACGCGTGCTACAGCACCGCACATCCATTTACGTGTAACTGCTCGAATGTACTCGGTATCTTCAGCACCGATGTAATCGATAAATAGAGTATCGACTCTATAAGTACCGTCCCAGTTTAAACCGGTTAAGTACTCACGTACGGGATGGAATTTGTTATCTTGCGTGACTTCCTGCAGGGCATCGTCGATAATGCCTTTACCCTTGATCAGGTATTTTGTAGCAAAATAGTTACGCAAACACGCATCGTCCGTATCGGTCCAGTAAGGGGTTTCGTCCTTGCCTCGCCACGGTAAATCGTCAGTTACAACTAAACGATGTGCGAATTCATCGAGTCGGATACGTCCTCTTAATGCGGGGTCGTATTTAAGAACTACTAAGCAGTTGAATACGTCAGACTCTGGTGTACCTCGTCGGTCACGTTTGAGCTTTTCGAGGAAATCTTCCTCGTCCTCTGTGATGTCCTCGAAGTCCATATCCGCCATGCGTTCCTTGTCGAGCAGAATGGGTGCTGCGCCGTCGTCGTTAACAAAATCTATCATAGCTTTGTAGCTTGGTAAATCCGTTACTTTTGTTTGTGGATCCGCGTCGGCATCTTCCGCACCGAATAAGTGGATGCGGACAAGGTCAAACGCATTGACGAGCTTACCACTGATAGGGTCAGTCGCATGGTTGGAGTAAGCGAAGGTGTCATTATCGTAAATGACAAGACCGGCTACTGAGCTGCCCCCGGTATATGTGTATCGGTCCTCAACTTGCGTCGGCTCATAGACTTCAGGGAGAAATTTTTGGATAGCTTCTGTGATACTATAGCTCCTGCAAAAGGCGCCAAGTAACCCTTTTTTCTCTAAAGGATTACCTTGTTTTTTGGCCGCATCAAGGCGAATTTGTGACTCCTTGCTTGATGTTGGCCAAAGACTCGTATCTCGCCAGTCTCTGTAGGTATTGAGATATTGATCAACAGAAATTAAGCTGCCTTCACTGTGCTGATATACATATTCCACATCCTTTGGACAACTTGGCCAATACATCAGGCGTTCTGCCTGGTGCGTGGATGGGTCAAAGGAATCGATGCCAATATCATCTGCGATACGTCTCGATACAGCTTGGTATTCGTCAGGAGTCATCGCTCTATCGGTAGGAATAATAACACGGTAGCGAGGATTGTCAGCCGTGTGACTGTGCGTACTGTAGAGTACATACTCCATTCCACCTAATTCCATATCTAGGTCTACGATGAAATCTTCACCAGGGTTATCTGCATCAAGGGTAATCAAATACCGCTCCTTAACGGCACCTCTAACCCGTCTACCATTTTTAGGGATATAGCCACCTACGAAACCGCCGACGTCTTTCTTTTGGCCTTTCTCGGCTTTAGACATCTTGGCGTATTCGGCAGCCGTTTCATTTGTTACAGTAGGCTCGGCCAATTTCTTGGCCAAAGCACTCCAAGTCATTTTCTGAGACTTCCAGCTACGGGCGGAGCGACTTTTGCCCGTAGCTATGATGATATTCGTATCCATATGTTACATCGCTCCTCCCTTCGCAAAATGAATGTCCCCTAAATATTTAGGTACTTGTAATCGATGCTTTTTAACCCATTGGCAAACAGCGTAATTAATGTTGTGATTATCCCGTACACCTCTGTTGTTTTTTAGCTTAGCCTGGTGTATTACGGTAAAGGCTTCAGAGGTATCCGTAGGATTTACTTCGATACATGCTACCGGACGGCTATTTTCAAATACACCGACGATAGCGCATTTTTGAGCTTTAACTTTCTCTACATAGGTACCTACGCAGTTATTGAGTTGAACTCCGAGCTTAATGATGTCGTGCGTTGTTTTAATCACTGTGAAATCTAGACCACCAACGGAATCTACTAATTTACTATGAAGCATGCTGCGTTGTACTGGGACATTTTCTGCTTTTTCAAATTTGGATATACACACGATCTCATCATGCAGATCCTTAATTTGGATACGTCTAGCCCAAATCTCCTTTTTTCTAGCTCTTGATAACCGGTTATACATATCCGCAGTATCTTTTACTTCTGAATAGGAGTCTGCATTCTTTAAGAATAATAGGACTCGGCGTTCGCCATATTGGTGACGCATAAGCTTGAGAAAAGAGGTAACAGTAAGCAGGGCCTGCTCATCATTCCATATTGGCCAAGATTGGATATACCCGGTTTTACCACCTTCCTCTGCCACAAGGTCCGTGAATGCTTTCTGATAATCCATGCTTTTGAATATCTTGCTAGCAGTTTGGATCACTTTGATATAGAAGAAAGGACGGATAGTTAGTAATTTTCTAACCCAGCGCTTATCCGGTACTTTATAAAGCTGTATCAGTGCTTTGATAAACGGTACGCCAGCATTAGTTAACTCAGTAATAGCCAAAGTACTTGTTAAATTAGACCCGAAAGGTCTGAAATAGTTATCGTGGTCTCTAACTAGCTTGTCATTTAATGCCGGCGCATCAGGCGCGTGCATCTTCCACACTAAATTATGGAGTAAGTTATCGAGTGCACCGTATCTGGACGATAGTAGTACACCTTGTCTGATTGGTTTAACTTTGTAGCCTACCCGTTTTGACAACTTAGCAAAATAAGCTTGTTTGAGAACTTTAGCAAAATTTTGTAACTCCTTTTTATGTTGTGACAAGCGACAATTAGGAGTTGCTACTAACCAGTATAGGGGTAATGATTTTGAGTAAAATATAGATATATTAGGGTCGATTTCTGATATTATATCGGCGCGAGTACGTTTCTTTTGAACTAAGAACACCTTTCCTTGCTTGAAATCGAAGCGCAATATATCAATAAGATGCGGCTTGTATCCAGGGTAGATAGATTGTGTATCGTTATCGACATGTACAGTGTGGTAGTCGAATTTAACATCGAGAATTGTACCTCGATCAATAACCGATAGTTCTATATCTAATGGAACATTAGCGGAACCGGAAGCATCAGCTACACAATCGCAGTCCGCGCCTCTTGTACTAATGAGTTCTCCACATTGCGGGCAATAGAACTCAGTTGATATATAAGGGTCTACTATTCTACCCATTCCGGAAGATACTGAGGGCCACAAGCAGGCAAATGATTGACCACAATCTACGTGGTAATGTACAGCAGGTGACCAAGAGTTCACTTGCTTGCGCCGTACTAGGTCATACAGCTTGGCAACTGATAAACTAAATAATACCTTCATAAGGCGCGATCCTTTCATCTATAACAAATCGTCTAAATCGTCTTCTTCAGGGGTTTCTTCAACTACTGGAGCCTCGACTACAAGTTCTTCAACAGGGAGAACGTCCTCTACTGGCGCCTTCTTTTTAGTAGTACGTTTGCGTTTTGGCTTTTCTTCGGCTTTCGGTTCTTCTGTAACCGTAGGCTCCTCTACCTTTGGAGTTTCCTCAGTCTTGGGAGCTTCTGTTTTCTTGCCGTTTAACACCTTGAGACCTAAATCACAAGCAGCAATACAGCCTTCGCAGTATGCCATAGCAGAGTCTTTACGCTCGCTTGCAGGAGCTTCTTTTACGAGTTCGTATAAGCCATCAATAGCTTCACGTTGTTGTTGAATTTGTTGTTTTGAGAGTTTCATATGGATTGTCCTCCTAATCCTTCATATAGTAAGGGTTCTCAAACCCTGCTGCATTTAATATGAGCCCTTCGTTCCAGGGTTCAGGTTCACACATAATATCGATTACTTCATCTAAACTGCCTTCGCCTATAGGCGCTTCGATAACCACTTCGTCGTGGATATGGGCTACAATTTTATAGCCTGCTTTTGAAAGTCTTAACATTGCGGCTGCTAAGCAATCTCTTGCAACGGCTTGTACAATGTTTTCGACGAGCTTTCCGCCGTAGGTTTCAACTCTGCCCCAGGTGTTTTTAACCTGATCCATACCGTCGTACTCAATTGACTCGCTACCAAATCGGTTAAGTCCAATTCGAGGTCTTGCATAGGCAAGTCTACGTCCGGATGGTAATTCGATGAACATAAAACCTTTTGATTTAAAGAACTTAATGTTACCTTGCCTGATGCGCGCCGGTTCTCCGGTTTTTACGACTTGCTTCGCTGCATTATCTGCGTCTTTCCAAAATTTCGTAATACGCGGGCTAGCTCGCCTCCAAGCTTCGATGATACCTGGTAACTCCTCTTCAGGGATTTCGCCTTTTGTATCCATCGACTTCATGGCTCCTACACCGCCACCATAACCGAGCGCCAGTTCCGCTACTTTGCCTTTTTGTCGCAAGTGGCCATTTACACCATGCTTTTCGACCGGTACGTGGAACATGCTAGAGGCAGATGCACAGTAGATGTCGCCACCCTGTGCAAACACATCTTGTCTCCACTGCTCGTGAGCGAGCCAGGCGATAACACGGGCTTCAATAGCACTGAAGTCGGCTACTACAAAGCGATGACCTTCCTCTGCTACGAGAGCCGTCCGGATAAGCTGCTTAATTACATCACCAGGGTTTCCGTACAGTAGGTCTAGCATTTCTACATCTCTACTTTTAAGAACCTCCCTTGCAGTGTCTAAGTCTTCTAGGTAATTACGAGGGAGGTTCTGTAGTTGTACTACACGTCCTGCCCATCGTCCGCTACGCATCGCCCCATAGAACTGAAGCATGCCGTGGATGCGACCATCAGAACATACAGCGTTTTTCATGGCCAAGTACTTTTTAATTGATGAGTTACCCAGTACTTGTCGATTTTGTAGCATCTTGCGTACATCAGATGGTATATTTTGCGCCAAGAGGTTAGATACATCGTCTTTTCGCATGGTTTCTAGATCATAGCCTAGCCTTTCAGATAGCCACTCTTTCAGTTGCATCGTACTATTGGGGTTCTCTAATCCAGTCAATAACTTGGATGACTCAGTCGCTTCTTCCACGATTTCGTCATTACAAGCAAGTGCTGCATCGACGAGGTCCATATCTACTTTCACACCTCGCCAGTTGATATCTTGGTCTAGTAGCCAGTACTCATGCTCCACGGCAGGAGGTTTTAGCGAAAGTAAGCGTTTACGAATCGCCTTTTCAACCACTACGTCTTGGCGGTTGTACTCAATGTACTCCGCCCATTTGTCAGGTGCATCTTCTGGCATATTTCGTGTCTTTGGATTTGCCTTAGTAGGCTTACGCGGTACAGAGAAGAATTGGATTAGCCGTTTACCTCTTGAGTCCTTGGCTTCCCCTAATTTCAAAGCCTTAGATACATTGTCGAGGCTTGCCGGTAGACTGCAGTATAACGCCAATACAGAGGTACATTCCCAGTTCGTGTAATCCGCATCAGGGAAGTACTTTTTAAGGCACAACATTTCAAATGCTGCGTTGAATGCGGTCTTTGTAATTTCCTTGTTATACAAAGCGTCCACCACCCTCTCGGGCAGTGGATCCTTTGTCATATCAATGACTTCGACTGGTTCATCATCAAAGCAGTAGGCAAAGAGCAGTATTTCAAATGTCTCATCATCAACGTATCGCTGTGCTCCGAATTTAATCGGGCAGTCACTGTACGTTTCCACATCAATACTGAGCTCCATAATTGCCTCCTTAGATTAAATCATCATCGTCGTCTAGGTCGCCTAAATCATCGCCAAAGTCATCAGCGGATACATGTACACCGCCTAGGCGTTCGCCATCTTTGACTTTACGGATGCCGTTTAGGCCAAAGCCTACACCCTTCTTACCGTTGAAGTTGTAAGCGAACACAGAAAGTGCTACCTGCGCGTACACGCCGGAATAGATTTCTTCTTCGATATCGAAATCATCCATCTTAATTTTGTCACGATTGAACACAATCGGTTGTTTATCGCTATTCGCATTAATGAAGAATTTATCAGCATATACTTCCGGTTGGTCAGCTACCGCTTCATCCGTATCGCCATCACGTAAGTTCAATTTTAGGTAAGCTGCTTTACCTTCCACCTTAGCCAGTGCTTTTGGATCTGCTTTTAGTTCTTCAATTGCACGTTCGAAAGCTTTGATAGTCTTTTTATCGGTTTTATCAATTATGATTTGGGAACTGTATTTCGCTTTGCCATCATCATTTTTACGAGGTTGAGCGATATTAGCATAAGAAAGTCTTACTACACCAGTTGTCAATTTAGCCATGTTACTGTCTCCTTAATTCTTAAATGGGTTACAATTATGTTCAAACCCTATTACTGTGTTAAATAAATTATCTAATTCGTCTTCGATATCGGACCTTTCGTCGTCTAGTCGAATCCATTCATCGTCCTCTTCCCAAGAATATTTGTCTGTGTCAATTTCTTCTTGGTAGTAGCGTTCTATCGCCTCGCATCTCGCTTCTGCAGCACAGTAGCGCGTGTGTAAGCTAGTTGCATAGGCAATAGTAATTTGGTAGAGCTCGTCGAGGTAATGTCCTCGCTCGTGGAGCTCTTTAGCAATTGCTTTTACTGTTACGACGCGCATGTTACACCTCGTCTGTAAATTCATTAGCCATAGATTCTACGGTATTGATTGCTGGGCGTTTATCGCTTTCCGGTACAAGTGTAGGCTTGCCCTCCGGTTTATCGATATATGCTTCTAGGTATTCGGCAACGCCCTTTTTACCAAGAACCTTTTGTAGGTTAGTGATACCTTCGAGTTCACGCGGTTTAAAGATGTCTTCTTCCTTGTAGCCGTTATCGAGTAATGTTTGAGCTGCAGCATCTGGATCCGTGATAGTACGTCTTGACGTACCTTCCACTAATTTATATCCAGGCCATTGCTTTTCACCTGATAAGGCTTTTTCATAGGCGAAATCGTAAACACCTTTAATCCACTTCGTGATTAAGTCCTTCATCCCCAGGATGTCAGATACTTCACGGTCAGTGAGTAATTGATTAAGCTTGCCGCCGTCTTTGTAGAAAGCAGTAAGGCAAGTATCTGCTAATGCCCTACAGGTGTGCCGCGCTTTACAGAAATTGCAATAATCGCAAGGCGTACATTCGCCGACACCTTCCCAGGCACGTTGCGCGATTGGTTTAATTTCTTCGCCCCAATCGAGAAGTTCTTCAAGAGGCAATTCATCGGTAGACACGCTATCAAGTCTTGGCTGAACGATTGTCATGCGTACTGTTTTAATATCATAGAGGAATTCGTTAACGTCGTAAGCACCTAATGCGTAGAGCCTCATTTGTGTGTTTTCAACGGCGCTAACAGGAACGCCCTTACCATACTTGAGGTCAATAACCTCAAGAACGCCATCAGCCACGATAACCATATCTCCGGTACCGAAGCCCTCGGGCACCCAACGAGAGAAGTCGAGCTTTGCTTCAATCATGGCTTCCGCATCAGATGAACGGGCACGAGCTTCGTTCACCTTTTCTTCGCAGATGTCTACATATCGATTAACGGCCTCCACCATTTCAACGGAGTGATCATGCTTAGGAAGTTTTTTACCTTCTAGCTTATGTCGGAGGATTGATTCCGCCAGGTCATGGGCTATAGTACCTTCTGCAGCATAGGGCGATTGTTCATCTGGGAACATCGCCTCCAATCTTGCCGAAGGCGTACATACTAACCACCTGGCGCTACTGGATGCGCCGAGTAAGGCGTGTTTCTTAGCCACGACTAGCCACCCATTCCATGATTTGGATGCGTTGCTCATCGGTAGCGGATGTTACCTTTTCAGCTCCGATGCTATCTAGGAACGCCTTAAATTCTGTTTTAGCTTGCGTCTTATCCGCGGCTTTGGCCATCACGTCTTTTACGGCCTCACGCGTTTCTTCAAGACTAGGGATAGCCTGCTTTTCTTCCTTAGCGGACTCGTCTTTCACCGGTTCCTGCTTAACAGTGGTTTCTACTTTAGTAGCGGTCTTTGCTTTTTTAGCCTTAACTTCTTCCTTAGCTTGGTCGATAGCATCGGCTTTATCTATAAAAGAACCTACAATAGCTTTATATAGATCCTTGATTTCTTGGTTTAAATCCTTAGCTGTTTCTACTGTGATTTTTAACTCTAACATTGTTCTGTTTCCCTTCTGTGATATAATTAACGTAGAATAATATTTTTCTAATTTGAGCTTGTTGATGTTGCCGCATCATCAGGCTCATTTTTCATGCCCAAATCCTCGCATTCATCAGGAATGCAATAATCTTTCTTTGGGCATTTGTTACAGTCCTGCAATTTAATCACCGCCCTTCAATGCGCTTAAATCTAATGCCTCTCCCGTGTCAGTAGTTTGCCACGCATAGAAGTCAAGTCCTGCCGATTTTAAAATATCAGCTGCTGCTTTGCCACTAGGGGCAGCATCGACAACACGGCGCGCCGATTGATAGGCTTGCTCTATCTTTTTAAGGTTTTCATCATACGGCTTTGCGATTGCATATAATGCTTTAATCTCATCGCTAGGTTTATCAAGACCCGCCGTATACAAATTGCCTATTGTACGATTTAACGCCTTATCACAAGAGACAAGATTTCGTCTAAATTCTGAGCCGTATCCAGCTTTTTCTAACGCACTTGCAACCGATTCCGCAGAGGCCATTATATTTTTAAAGTCTATAAATAGATGACTTGATTCTATGGCGCTTTGCAGGGCTTCTTTTCGTGCGTTTCTCAAAGGCTCATGCTTTTTCAAATATTCGCTTCGGACAAAGGCACGAACTGCTGATTTTGTAATGTTTACTTTTGGCATATCAATCTCCTTATACGCATTTAAGAATCATGCGAATCTCTTGCCCTACTAGAAGTCTGTCCTTGAACGTGCCTTGCGTTCTGAAATCTTCCATGTAGACCTCAAGCATTTCGCGGTATATTTGAGCCTTAAACGTTTCAGGGGTGTCTACTACCTCCCGATACGGTTTAAGGATTTTAACGGCTGAACCAAAGGTATAATCAATAAAGCCTCGTATCTTCAATTTTGCTTTGATGTTTCGGACTTTATCATTAGACCACCCGAGCAAAGCCATTACCTCTTCATTTGTTTGTACTCCGCTATCGTTGTAAGCGTTGTACAGAATTTCTTGTTCTGTCATTTCTGTTTCCTCTGTCTGTATCTGTTTACGATTGGATGTATTTCTTTGCAGTTGTCGCACACAATACGCGGCTCGCCGGTTAAGTAAGACCAATTTGTGTAAGGACTTTTAATCTTTTTATTGCACACCTTGCAAAACTTATCTTTTGCCATACCCTTTTACTTCTTCCAACCAGTAGCCTGCTAGCATCCAAAGAGTAATACCTAGCAGACCTTGGCAAATACCTGTCCACAAATCTATGCGGTCTATATCAACGGATCCAACTGTTCCGACCACTAGAATTGCAGCGATAATACGCACTGCATAAATTACTTTACTCATACGATGAATGCCTCCTTAAATGCTTCATTGATTTTGTCTTCAGACCAGCCAAGAGTACTAGCTAGGTAGAACCGGAACCCATCTTTATCAATGGAGAAGGTTCTACCTTTTTTACCTTCTGTTTGCCAACACTGTGCAAATGGGAATTTATCTCTTGCGATGCATTCCCGAACTGCGGTTAATGTCCACCCCAAGACTGTGGCCATTTGGCTCACAGCAATAGTTTTAGCGATCATAAGTAGCTCCTTCCTACCATCGATAGGCGGTGATTGCCGCCACTATGATGATGAAAATACTAATCGCAGCAGATAGGCTAAGAGTTAGCATCCAAAGACAGACACTTATAATTGTTTGAATATCACTCTTTTGCATTACACTAGCCTCCCGTTCATCGCCTATCTAATTTAGGGTTGTAGTAATCGGTTTCCCAAAAGTCCGTGCTCTCCCCATCATCGACACATAACGCATAACAGATACCAGCGACTGTCGACATTTGCACCGACCTTCCGCTGATAGCTCGATTTAATGTATCCCTCGATATTTCAGCTTTTTCAATTAGCGCCGTCTTAGTCATACCTAACTCATTCATGCGTTCCTTAATGGATTCACCGAACATTCTGATTGCGAATTGTTTCATAATACTGGCCTCCTATTGATTGATAACCTTTTCGGATATATAATAGAAAAAAATGTAACTTGTTAAAACGCACAAGAGATACAAAAATATCTTTTTAAGTTACATCTTGTACAAAAAAAATTGCTACCGGATCTGATATATCTAGTAAGTCAATCATCTTTTCAATTTCATCAGATCCAAAAACACCTTTTTTCAACTTTAACGAAAAAGTTTTAGGAGTCATATTTAATTTCTTCGCAACCTGTTTTTGTGTAAGGCCTTTCGTAACAATCAGGCCTTTTAAGGCGTTAGAGTTAACCACTTTTAGTCGCCTCCTTTCTTCATCTTCTATGGTCATATTATCACCATGATTGCAACTTGTAAAGATATTTTTGTAACTTAAATTAACATTTTTGTTGATTTTAAAGTTATTTTATGTTAATATAGCATTACGTTTATTATTTACATTTTTAATTAAAATTTAGAGGGATTTACGCCATGGATAATACAATAGGCAATAAATTAAAATCTTTACGAGAAAATAAAAAACTCACACTAGATGAAGTAGCTAAAAAATTGGCACATCGCGGCAAACGCTATTCAAATATGAGAATGGCATCGTCACCAATATACCTTCTAACAAAATAGAAGATTTAGCAGGTATTTATGGAGTATCTCCTGCCTACTTAATGGGCTGGGTGGAGGATGAAAGGCATATAAGGAATAACAGTGCCCACGGAACCGCCTTTTTTGGCAACGCTGCACCTACGGTTGTACAATCCGCAGAATATAAAGCAATAAAATTTTCCATCGAAAAAGAAGCGGGCCTTACTCCTTTTTCTGTTGCGGATAATGCTCTTGCGCCTCGAATCCAACAAGGCGATAGCGTCTTTGTTTCGGCTCCTGCTGATAATGAAGTTTTAATCCCTCATAAGACATTATTAGCTATTCAAGCAGTTAATAATAAAGGAGAGATAATGGCTCCATACGTAGTATTAAGGTTGTTTTATTATGCTCCAGATTTATCAGGTATAATCACATATGTACCAGGGGCCTTTAATAATGCTGTTGATCCTATTTATTATCCTTTTAATATGCTCGACACGGCATCCCCGCTAATCGGTATCGCTAGATCCGTTTCATTTAATATACTTTAGTAAGTACACAGGGAAATTATAAATTACTGATTCTTTAAATTTGGTTAACTTGCGCCATTTGGCGTTAGTATATATTTTTTTTTAAAAGGGAGATTTAAAAAATGACTAAGAAAAAAGGACTCTTATTAGCTGTTATTGTATTTATCGGATTATCTTATGCCTGCGGTCACGATTCTAACCAAAGCACGGAATCGAAGCCAAGTACATCACAAACGCAAGAAGCAAAGGCTCCATCAAAATCGGAAGTGGCTTATGATAAATTTGTAAACATTCCTATGGGTTCTTCCTATGAACAAGTAAAAGAGGCGTTAGGTGTAGACGGCAAGCTAACTCATGAAAATGTAGTTGCGGATATAAAAACACAATCCTATGACTTTGTAGTCGATAACGCCCATATGACAATGATGTTTCAAAACGGTGCGCTCAATAGTAAATCTATTGCAAGTCTATCCTTCTTAAAACCAAGTGGCAGCAAGATTACCTTAGAGCAGTTTAATCAAATTCAAACAGGCATGACGTACGATCAAGTAAAACAAATTTTAGGAAGCGAAGGCCGTCTATCTACGCAAACAGAAATTATGGGCATACGATCTTCGCTTTATACTTGGATGAATTCCGGTGGCTCTAATATTGTAATTACATTTGGCGGTGAAGGAACGGTAGATAGCAAAACTCAATTCGGGTTGAAGTAGCCTAAATTTCCTGGCCCTCTCTTACCCCGTGTGATATACTGTAGGTACCGGTACCCATCCACGCTTCAGGGTTTAACGACTACAGCGCACCAGGATGGGTCTTTTTATTGTACAGTTTTGCAGATAAAAAAAATCCAGTACGTGCAAAAATTGCACGTACTGGATAGGGCTTTTATGTTGAAGAAGCCAGTTGTTATACGGAGTATTCCGAATTTGTTGGTGTCAACAAATTCGGAGATATTGAGGCTTTGCGGTAAAAAGAAAAGGACCCTTGCGTAATCGCAAGG